ACCGGGGGGTGTTTTTACACAAAGTACTATTTTTTGTAACTTTTTCAAAGTTATTACGTATAATAGGTATGAAAACAGCAATAGATTATTATTATGAAGAATTAGCGTCTGATAAGATAACAACTATTATTGTAAATCCAATTAGACGTTATTATCCACAAATATGGGTAGATTAAATTAAACTAATAAATTAAATAAAATGGGTGAAAAGGAAAACATACCGGTTGATACAAAACCGAAGAGAGTATACAATATAACACTACTCCTTAATGACAAATTATGGATTGAAGACATAAAACGTTATGTGTTTTATAAGATAGGTATTAGTAAGATTGATGTTATAGTAACTGATGAAGACGTATACAGTTGTGATGAGACAGACCTACGTATAGTAAATAGTTTACTTGATGATGATAGATTTGAGTCAGTTGTAGTAATCACTAGTAATCATGAAAAAAAGGACATATAAGAAATTGTCTATAGCTGAAGTTATAAATTTAGCGAAGGTAATGGCATATAAAAATATTCATATACCTAAAAATCTTCGTGGGAAAATTGAAATAAAAGTGACTTCAAATAGAGTTATAATAGCTAAAAAAAAGAAATAAATGAAACAGCTTAGTGAGGAAAAAATACAGGAGTTAATAAATGAATGTCGTAAATATACCCCCCTTGATGGGCGGGTATTAGTACATGCCTTGAAGTTACGTAAAGTACGTCAAGAGGACTATGGGTTTGAAGTTGATAAGGACAATAAAATGAATGAGGGTAAAGATCCTGCTAAACATCGTGTTGAACTTAAAAAGGTTAGGCCAATGATTAATGCTAAATATCAATCTGCTATAGTGCTACAGACACCCATGGATGAGAATAGGTTTAAACCAGGCGATACAGTTATTTATCCTGTTGGGGCCATTAATCCATTTGATTTAATTAAGGGGGTATCATTACTTAGGAAGTATGATGTGGCAGCTGTTGTACAAGACTATGGTGTTGTGGAACTTAAGGAAGATAGGTATGCTATTCAGGAATCTAGCTTCACAGTAGGTGAATATGAATCTCAATAAAGAATAAAATTTGAAGAAGACTAAAAATAATTTAATTTTTTTGTAACCTTTTATATATCACTTACGTATAAGGGGTGTTAACTGGCATACAAATAGTATGACTGAAAGCAGAAGTAACATAGGGCTCACCACCAAGAAATTCAGGTATAGTAATTAAGAGTGAGATCAGTCCCGGGGTCGTAGGAGTACGCCTGGGTAAAGGGGGGCTAAACAAATGAACCGACTATGTTGCTGAAACTGGAAGGCCCTATGGGGTTGAAACGAGTGGCACTCAATGGCACTCGGGGAAACTTATTTTACAGTAAATGAAGAAAAGAAGTAACAAGGGGTGAGTATGTAAGATATTAAAAGGTTTTGGCTACTGGGGTGTACGTGGGCGTGTAGAAAACGGCCCTCAACATAGCTTGTAGGGCTGGGCTAAAGACTCAGCCCTATTTTTTGATGTTGCTTGCAACACTGTGTAACCTTTTTATAATTCATACGTATAAAAGGTAAAAGGCAATATGACAATGTGTGAAAAATTAACATGTGAATATTACAGGCGACATTATGAGGTCCAAAAACATAGGGACGCTTATACTCCAATATTTGATTCTTTAGATGAAAGGTGTACTCATCCTAAGATGGTTGAGTTGTTTAATAAACAACAGTTACATGTGTCTCATAGTATATTTGGGTCACCAGGTATTAAATTAATAACGATGAAGCAATGTCCAAGAAACGCAAACAAAACAAAGTAGTGATCGAGGACGATCCTATTTTAATTATAATTGATGGTAAGGCTTACTGGCTCTATCCGGGGTCTGATAGGCTTACATCTTATGAAATAACATATTAAAATTATGGCAAAGGTATTTTATGAAATAGAGGAATGGCTTGAATTACTTTTACTAACTGTAGTTACAGTAGCAGGTATTTTAAGTATGTTTAATGTAAATGTTTTGGGATGGCTGATATAATTGTAAATGGTATTAAACCATATTTTTATTGTGTAGGAGAACTGGATCATGTACCAAAGGAGGTTCTTTTAAAACTATGGGAACAATTACTACCAAAACCAAATGAGGATTTAGATCTTAATAAAATTTTAATTTATGGAACAAGATAAATATTACACTCCCTCAATTGAGGAATTTCATGTTGGGTTTGAATGTGAGAGTAACTATATATTATTTAATAATACTGTTAAAGCTTATTTTCATAATGAAGATCCAAATATATTTGTTCCTGTAATTTTTACAGAGGATAATATTGGATGGGCACTTGATTCATATATCAATGATGCTTATCCTACTGAGTTTAGAGTTAAATATCTTGATAAAGAAGATATTGAATCATTAGGTTGGGAACATGAAAAAGAGACAGAGATTGGAGTATTACATTTTAAAAAAATAGAGAAGTGGTATGTAGATAATCCAAGACCAGAAGGTCCTGAATACTATGATTATATTTACTTAGATTATAATCCAGAAGATCATTCATTATTTATACATAATGGAGAAAGCTATGATGATCATCAGTGTTGGTTTGATGGTTTTGTTAAAAATAAAACTGAATTAAAATGGGTGTTAAATAATATAGATAATGAGTAATATAAATAAAATTGATACCACTATAGATTATCCAGAATTTGGGTATAAAGTAAAGTATTATAGTGAAGACAGTCTGGTAGTTGATTGGACTGTAATGGATGAAAACGATGATTTGTTAATGACTGGGGTATTTGACTCCAAAGACTATTATAAGTCTGTTTTTAATATAGTCGTGTCTAAGTTAGAAGAAAATGTATACGAGAACCTATTTTATTTATACTTTGAGAATATTAAACTCAAGTGTATAGATATAGTAGAATTTAGAGATCCAGCAGAAGATTTATTGGATCAATTGTAACTTTTTTGAAAAGTATACGTATAAGGGTTATACATTAGAAATTTGTATTATAAATAAAAGAATAATGATGAACAAAGAAAGTGTTAAATTTCCAGCGGTTATTACTACTCAAGAGGTGTTTGGCATACCTGAATTTACTGTGCTAAGGTTTGATTGGGCATCTGGTAAATACGTCTCTATTGAAGAGGAGGAAGATATTGCTGAGGATTATTACTATTCGGGATATGCAATTGCTATAGACCCGTATTTAGTTAAGGATAATATTGGTACCTATTTTGTGTATTCAGAACAACATGAGAAACCTGAACCAATAGTGAAACATACGGTCACAGAAGAAGATGTTGATATGAATTCAGGAGAAGATCTTAAAAAAGGAGATGAGGTGGAATTGCCTATTGAATCAGAGAAGGCTCATGCTTTAGTAGTGGATTGTTCCTGTGGTCATAGAAAGGTATTAGATGTCATGAGAGAGAATGGGTTAAACATAACTATCATGGCAGAAGATGAAGCTAGTTTTATAGAGTTAGGTTGTTCAGAATGTGGTGCATCTCTTAAATTATGGTTTCCCCCAACCACAGTAGAAAAAGGAGGGGAAGATGAATATTTTAAAGAAGAGGGTAAGTAAGGATATACTTTTTACGGAGTATGTTAAAATATTAAATGGGGTGCTTCAGCTTTCCAATAGGGAGTCTGAAGTATTCTCATTTTTACTAAAAACTGATTTCCTAAGTAAAGGGGGTGATATAAATACTAAAGGTATACGATCTGATATCATAAAGTCATTGAATATAAGTGAGGCTAATCTCAGCAGGTATTTGGGGGTTATAAAAGAGAAGGGTCTTATAGTTAAGGGGTCTAGTGGTAAATGGGTTATAAATGATATTATGAGACCTATTATAAAAGATGGTATATTTGAATTGAAATTTATTTTAGAAGTTAAATAATGACTGAAAGAGATAAAGTAATAGCAATGACAGACCAAGAAGCACATGATTGGATACATAGTCAATCTATAAATTCTAAAGAATTTATTAGGAGATTTAATGTCGTGCATTGGGATTGTGGTTTAACCAGAGCCGGTATTGATATTAACAGACCTATTAAATCTGGTGAATTAATTCTTACTGGTGAATAGTTATGTTATATCAGGATATATTAATTAGGGATTTAGCAGTAAAGTATAAGAAAGACCCGAGGATTATAGAGGCTATAGTATATTCTCCTTTTAAACTTGCAAAGAAAGTCATCAATGATGATATGGATGATAGACCGATAAGGATAAGGTATCTTGGTGTATTTACGCAAAAACATAATATGAATAAAACTAATAGGATGGAACGACTAATAAAGGATATAGAAAAGAATATGGCAGTGACTACTGTTGTAATGGCAACAATGCTGCATTTTCCAATCACTGGTATTGAGTCTGCGAGAAATGTAATTAATGCCGCAAAAGAATCTGATGATTATGAAAAGATCAAAATGATTTGGGATGCGTTGAAAGAATACGAAAAATAGTATGCGTTTATTTGATATTTTAAATGGTAAATTAGTAATAAATCAACCCGAGGTTTTAGCAATACCGGAGTTTAAAGTTTTATGGGATAGGGATGAAGATGAGGATAAAGGGAAGGCGATGAAGGAACTTTCCTATATTACATTTTTATGTGATGAAAGTATCAATAATCCTTACAGAGCTTACAAAGAATCAGAGAGAGAAGAAGTTTTAAGGAAGGATTTCATTAGAGATAAAAGATGGAAACCCGATGGTAAAATAGAAGCCGCTATAAAAAAATATAAGGAGACTGTACAAACTACCAATTCTAGATTACTTAGATCTGCAAAAAATGCTGCTGATAAATTAGCAGAGTATTTTGATATGATTGATTTTAATGAAATGGATAGTTATGGTAAACCTGTATTTTCTGCTAAAGAATTGTCTAGTAACCTTGCTGCCGTTGGTAATATTGTTAAGTCTTTAACTCAGTTAGAGGAAATGGTTCGTAAAGAACAAATGGAAACTAAGAGTATTAGAGGTGGTGGTGAAATAGGATATTACGAAGTGCCTAGGTCTGACTTTGATTATGGGGAGGGTGTAGGCGATGAAAATGCATAAAGTGGATGTTAGGAGGTGTGATGATACTGACAAATTTAGACCATCTGCTTTAAAATTTGAAAAGAATAAGTATTATACTTCTGCTCCGCCAGGTACTACGGCTTACATGGATTTCTGGGATGAAGAAATGCGTAGATGTATCCACGGATATACTACACCAGATGGTGATTATATAACAGGATATTTTTATTTCTACTTAAATTATACTAGGATAGATAGAACAGAGGAATCTGTTAAGGTAGATGGTAGAGGTAAACGTAGAACTATAATAAGTAGACCAGAAGCGTTTCCTAGGTATTATGATTATGACAGGGCTTATTTCGAGGCTATAGAGGCCGCTGAAGATGCTGGTAAACATTTGGTGGTTATTAAGAAAAGAGGGGCTGGTTATTCTTTTAAGGGTGCTGCAATGATGTGTCGTAACTTTTATTGCATACCAAAGTCTACATCTCTTGCAATAGCTGCTGAAGCAGAATTTTTGACTAAAGGAGGTCTATTAAACAAGGCTTGGAATATAATGTCATTTATTGATGTAAATACAGCCTGGGGTAAGAAACGTCAAAAGAAAGATACTGTAATGCATAAACGTGCATCTTTTATTCAAGAGGATGACATGTTTGGTATAAAGTCAGAACAAGGTTGGGGTTCTGAAATAATGGGTGTTAGTTTGAAGAACGATGCACAGAAAGCAAGGGGTAAACGTGCTAAATTAATACTCTGGGAAGAGGCTGGTAAATTCCCTAATCTTAAAGAGGCGTGGCAGATAGCCAGGCCCTCTGTAGAGGATAGTACAATGGCATTTGGTTTAATGATCGCGTATGGTACTGGTGGTACAGAGGATGCTGATTATGAAGGGTTAAAGCAATTGTTCTACGAACCACTTGGTTACAATGCTCTACCAGTAGAAAACATATGGGATGATAGTGCGTCTGGTACAGCTTGTGGTTTTTTTGTTCCTCAGTATTATAATATGGAGGGATCGGATAAACTTGGGGTTGTAGAAGAGGGGCGCCGTTTCATGGATAAGAACGGTAATTCAGATATAAAATTTGCATATGAGTACTGTTTAAGGGAACGGGAGTCTATAATAGCTGGTTCTAGTGATAAGACATCAATAGATAGATTTATAGCAGAGAGGCCATTTAATCCAGTTGAAGCCACTCTACAAATAGCTGGTAATATATTTCCAAAGAAGGATTTAATTAGGCATCTTGCTGAGTTAAGGAATTCTGAGAAATTGAGGGATTTTAAACAAGTTGGAGATCTGTATTATGATGCAAATGGCAAGG